AGCGTTTCTCCCGCTTCTCATTCTGACTGACAAATATAATTATCAGTAAAGATAGGATAACCCCCTGAACCCTTTGACCTTTTCAGAGGTCCTTTCCCCTTGCTTGGCTTGGAGTGGGTCAGTAGTCCCATACTTGCCCGCGCCTTGCCTCGCGGTTGGTAGAAAATAGGTGAGCGGAACGGTGAGCAGGTGAGCGAGCGAGCAGGTGGGGGGGGGGGTGCCAGGGGTGACCATTCGCCGCGACCATCCCGGTTATTAATTAAGCCCCCTCCACAACTGCCGCTAATTTTTTTAATGGCCCCCCTCAAAATCCCACACGAGCTCTCCCATCTTTCTTGCGTTTTTGCCACTTGCACAAACGCGCTACCATTTTCCCATGCCAGCGCCCGGTGCCCATTTTTGTGGGAACTTTATTGTCGTTAAGCCAGTTAGTAATAGCTTTTTGAGAGAAGCCCATTAACTTGCGAGCGATGATTTGCTTAACAACATCTTGTTCCTTTGGGAGGGGCACTAAGCGCTTGTTATGGACTTTGTAGCCGAATGGGATTCTAGACCCTAGCCATTCACCGTTTTCTTTTTTCTTTTGGTGAATTTTTTTTACGAGTTCTCCAATAGGCCAGTAGCCATCTTTACCGTGAGCTTTTGGGTGGCAAAAATTACAGAGGGGAACGGTTTTAGTACCGCCCAGTTGTTTTGGTATGACGTGATGATTGTGGTTAGCTGGACTGCCACACTCGAAACATATCGCCATTAAGGTGAGTATGGAGCAGTGGATTTGATGATGTAATGTTGTTTGTTCTGATCAAAAATCAGTCACATTACCTTACACTATTCTTTTCCAGCTATTACCCATTACTCCATTCCAGCATCTAGCAGATCCTACATTCTACCATCTACCTTACTTTACTTGGAGCTACTCCTACCGCAGATCCACGGTTGCTTGGGGTGCTAGGGCTAGGGTGACTAGGAAGCATAGTTTGGGATCACCGTACCCAGCTAGGGGCACAGTGAGCAAACTATGCACAAACGAAACTCAAGTGACTGAGGTTTCGGCTAGGTCGAGTCCTGTTTCCAGGATAGGTCGGTTAGAGTCCTTACCCGTTTAGTCTCTGTCTGGTCGCCCTTGTCCTAGCCTCTTGGAGCACTAATGTTTCAAGTGTCTGGCCATCGTAACCAAATTACTGGGTACGACTACTCTGCCCGAACTAACGGACAGTTTCGGAGGGGTTCACTAACTCAAGTCACCAATGCCACCTAGCCAACACTGGGACTTCGTGGGTCGTCAAAAAAATTAAACCGTTGCCGTGAGTGGCTCTTCACCAGTCACCCTGGGGCTTACGCTTACCAGGCACACGCTGTAGTAGTTTTAGACTCCCTGGACGAACTACCCACCGCCCAGATCCATGCCACTTTCGATTTTGCATTAGTTGAGTTTGCTTCGTCAAACGTAAAAGAGGTTTTTTTTGAGTCTTACTTGCCAGAGCGTTTTGTCGGCAGGATTGAAAATAGATCATTTTTTTTGCCTGTTGTTGGGAGGGTCGAGAGTAAAATTGGGACCGATGATGCGTCGATTGCATGAGGATGAGCCGCTGAAGTTTGTGTTTCCCGTAGAAGTGGGGGAGTGGCTTATTAGGCAACCAGAGATGAAGTTGTGGGCGTATTGCCTGAATCAGGGCATCACGACGGCCATAGGCAGCTACAGGACCAAGGATTTAAGGCGCAACGGGGCTAATGATAGGTTCTGGTTCTTTCGGGATAAGCGGCACTACGTTGGTAGTTGTAGCTGGATATGTGAGCTGCTTGGCATAGACCGCACTAGACTCATTAGGCATGTGTTCAAGAATCGGCATGTGTTTCGCGGAAGACCTTGCATGTTGCGTGTGAGGTATGATGACTGAAGCCGACCGAGCTCCCGACTTAGAGATCGACGGCATTAAATGGTTTCGGTTGCCTGGAATCAAATACGGCACAGACTATTGCAGCTACCTAGAGGAGGCTCGCAAAATTGGGATGACCAATGAGGCGGCTTTGGCAGAGCTGTTTAAGTACAGCCTATGGTTCCTAATAGCCTTTGGGCTACGGGTGCCGATGAGCCTGTGTAATCAGCCTTGGTGGATTGAGAGGTGCAAGGAGGTCCAGAATGGGCCTAATACGATGACCCTAGACTTGTGGCATCGTGAATCGGGGAAAAGCACCATCATTACGGTGGCTAAGACCATTCAGGACGTACTGAACAACCCGGAAGAGCGGGTGGGGATTTTCTCTTATACCAAGCCTTTGGCGACTAATTTCTTACGCTCTATCAAGCTGGCTCTTGAGAACTCCGGGCTATTAAAGGCGTGTTTCCCAGACATACTGTACCAAGACCCCAGGACTGAAGCTGACAAGTGGTCAGAGACGGACGGGCTTATTGTTAAGCGAAAGAGCTATGCAAAGGAGGCCACGTTTAGCGCTCACTCGCTACAGAGTAACCAGGTGGGCTCTCACTTTAGCCTGATGATATTTGACGACTGTGTGGTGCCTGAGAGCGTGGCTACCCCTGAGCTGATACAGAAGACCAAGGAGGAGTTTGATATGGCGCAGAATCTAAGCGCCGTAGCTCCAGATGGTACTCGGGGCAGGATTAGGGTTATTGGGACGCACTATCACCACGAAGACTTATACATGGAGCTTAGGAACAGAAAGTTCCAGGACGGCACTTCCATGTATAATGTGCGGATAAAGCCAGCTACGGTTGACGGTACTCCTAATGGCGCTAGTGCCTATTTGCCAGAAACTCGGTTAGCAGAGCTCAGGCTCACCCGGCACTTTTATTCACAGCAGCTTCTCAACCCAACACCGCAAGGCGCTCAGAAGTTGGACTATCAGCTCTTGAGGGAGGTGACTCCAGCAGAGATTCCCCCAAGGCTTTTTAGGTTCATGGCTATCGACCCAGCGGGAGAGCGAAAGAGCGATAATAGACAGGGAGACTCTTGGGCTCTAGTGGTAGCCGGGGTGGAGCCGTTCCGCGATGACCTTGGCGCAAGCCGAGTTTTTATCCTCGATATGATGGTAGAGCCCATGACCGAGGCCGAGGCGTTGGACAATATCGTAAGGATGTTTTTGCGAAACGGACAGATTCGACAGCTTGGTGTGGAGAAAGTCGGCATTTCTACCGCAGAAGTTCATATTGCCAAAGCCTTACATGCCCGTGGACGGGCCATTACACTTGAAAACAAAGGGCTTGTGGTGCTTAGGCCAGCAGGAAGAAGCAAGGAACAGCGCATTGAGGCGGCATTACAGTGGCCATTGTTACACGGGAAGTTGCATATCAGTACGGCTGTACCATCGGCTTATAGGGAAAGGTTGAGGATTGAGATGGAGCGTTTCCCTTATTGGCACGACGATGCCTTGGATGGGGTGTCATACATTTACGACATGGTGCGAGATTTTCGATTCGGCAAAGAGGTCATTGAGACGGAAGAGGATAGGTGGGCCAAACGACTACGGGAGGCTTCGGAGAAAGGAAAGCCAGATAGCTGGTTGTACGTATGAAGGAACTTAAAAAACTATCTCGGTTTGGCATTGGCAGGGCAGCGCACTCCCATATTGTGTATCTCAATGACGAGACAGGCGCGGGTCTTTGCTCAACGGATAATGGTCATGCCCATGAGGTGTTCTATCAGCCGCCAACTGAGCCGCAAGTTGATGAGATGGGGAATGAGGTATCTCCCGGCTCTCCGGGTGGCTGGACAATTAGTCCCGCGCTAGACGGGCATATTCATCAGATTGAAGAGTATGTTGTAAAGGCTCCAAAAAAAAATGAGGAGGACACGCAGATACTATCTGACATACGCGAACTATTTAAGACTGGAAGAGAGCTGGAAAAGGATAGTCTTAAAAAGGCAAAGGAGTCAGAGGATTTCTACGCCGGACAACACTGGGATGAGGTTGAAAAGAGTCGCCTCGAAAGCCTTAATCGTGCCGCTGTTACTATCAACAAGATTGAAAAGAATGTTGACCAGATATGCGGAATACAGCGTCAGGAGCGCACTGACATTCGTTATATCCCTCAAGAAGGGGGAGACCAAAAAGTAGCTGATATTCTCAACGTAACAACCAAGCATATTCTCAACCGCTGCTATTACAGCCGGGAGGAAAGCGCTGCCTTTGAGGATTCGGTCATTACTGGTCGCGGCTTGCTCAATGTGTATGTAAAGTTTGAGAACGACCTGCGCGGCGAGATTGTTGTTGAAAAGTTTCCTTATCTTGACGTGGTTTTTGGCCCACACGAGAAGCTTGACCTCTCAGATTGTGAGTACCTAATTAAGCATCGCTGGTTCTCTAAGGCAAAGATTGAGCAGCTCTGGACCGATAAAGCAGACGATATTCAAAAAGATTTTGAGGATTATTTAATTGATTCTCCGCATGTCACCTATGCGTATGACCAATACTCTCACGGTTCTCCAGTTCAAATGCTTGGCGAAGACCCAATGGTCAATATCGCTAAGAAAGAGTATCGAGTGTTGGAGTGCTGGAGAAAGGTTTATCAAAAATCTTTTGTTATCGCTAATGCGTCAGAAAACTTCTACTTCAACGCCTATGGCTGGTCCTCAAAGGACTTGACCAGTGTAAGGACAATTCCTGGGTTCTTCGTCGTTGAGCAAAATATAACTAAATTCCGTGTTACTAAAATTGCGGGTGGCGTAGTGCTATCTGACGAGTTCCCTGCGGAGCTACCAGCGAATGACTTTTTCGTAATCCCAATATACGCAAAGAAGAGAAACCATAATTTCTGGGGCAAGGTCGAAGGCGCTAAAGACCCTCAGAAGTATATTAACAAGCAATTCTCGCTCTCGCTGGACATTGGCAACAAAATGTCGGCGTATGGTTGGTTCTTCGATGCTGGAACATTTCCTGACAATGAGAAAGAGAAGTTCAAGCGATTGTCATCCAGTCCGGGATTCATGGTTGAGCTGAATAATGTTGCAGCGCCCCCGCAAAAGGTTGAGGGAGTTAAGTTCCCAGCAGAGCTAATTCAGCTAATGGAAGTTGGTAAGAATGAAGTTACCGACTCAATGAACATTATCAATAATCCCAATGGAGCTAACGAGTCTGGAGCTATGTTTGCTCAAAGACGAAACGATAAGCTCTTGGGTAGCGAGTTTCTCTTCGACAATCTCTCATTTGCAAAGCAAAAGCTGGGTCGGTTGTTAGTTAAGCTTATTCAAAAATACTACACGCCTGACCGCATCATTCGCATTGTGCGAAACGCTAACAGCAAAGAGCAGTTGGAGCTCGGAGGCCAGCCGGTCGATGAGTTTACCGATGACGATATTCTTCAAATGCTGGCTACAAGCGATCTAGAGCAGTACGACGTTGAGGTGACAGAGAGTGCTTGGAGTCCAAGTATGAGACTATCAACATTCGTTCTCTTGTCAGACCTTGCTAAGACTGGTCAGCCAATACCGCCGGAAGCCATTCTGGAGTTCGCTGACATGCCAGCCGACATACGCACTAAGATTGTGAGTATGATGGCTCAACAAGGACAAGCGCAAGCAGACGCAGAGCAAGCGAAAGCTGATGCAGAGATACAAAAAACCTTGATCGCTCAAGGTCAAATACCGCCACAGGTAGCGGAAAAATTTCTTATCCAACAACCCCAAGAAGAACAAGCCCAGATAGAGGCCAATCAAGGTCCTGGGATTATGTGAAGGTGATGGATGGAAAGTACGGAAAGTACAGACAATAGCGTAGAGACTACTCAAGAGGGACCGAATCAGGAGTACGTTGATCTACATGAAGCAAGTGACGAAGATATCGCCGCCTTTTTAGAAGGTGCCGATGCCAGAGAGTCACAAGCCCAAGTAGAACAGCCGCAAGCTGAGCCCACAGCAAAGACAGAACAAAAAGCTGAGCCGCCAGAGGAGGAAGCTGACGAGGAGGATTTGACTGTAAGTCGAAAAGAACTCGAAGCCCTGCAAAAGCAGCTCAATGGATTGGAACTTCTTAACAAGAGACGCACAAGCGAACTCGCAGAAGTTAAAAAGCAGCTCAAACAATTTGTTCAGACAAATGGGCAAAACCTTGATGAAGAGTTTTTAGAGTCACCGACTCAGGCTTTCGCCAAAGCGCGACAGATTGAGATGGCTCAACAAAAGCTCCAGGAGGTCGAAGCCGAGGAGCAAGCTTTAGCCAATGCACAGCAAGCACAAGTTTTGTTAGCGCATCATGTGGGGCCAGATAAATTGGATGTGGAGGCTATCGCTCAATCATTGGTTGAGGATGGGATGCCACAGGATTTTGTTCAGCGGTTTGTGAGCAATCCATTCCAAGCAGCGCTACCTGAGACGCTTATTCAGCTCGCAAAAAGAGCAAACGCTGAGAAGAGGGTTCGGCAGATGGAGCAAGCTATGCAACAGCTAGTTCCCTACACTCAGCGGCTTTTGGAGGAGCGAAAGAATATACCACAAAACGTGCTTAAAAATGTGTCATCGGCTCTGCGACAAGCACCACAGGTCACGGGATCTGCTGGTGGGACAGGGCAGGTCGGTAGTCGGCCTGTTGATTTCGCACAGATGAGCGATCAGGAGTTACGGGAGTTCCTAAAAGGTAATTAACTTTTTAGGGATTAAAAATGGCTAAAACCACTTTTAGCACCTCTGATGCTTTGACAAAAAAAGCATGGGAGGAGCAACTGTTCAGAGATTCCGTGAAGGAGTCTTATTTCAGTAAGTTTTTGGGCTCTGGTTCTGAAAACATCGTTCAGGAGAAGACGCAGCTTACTAAGGATAAAGGTGACGAGATCACTATCGGGCTAAGAATTAAGCTCAGTGGTGCTGGAGTTACTGAAGGTCAAGTGCTTGAGGGCAACGAGGAGAAGCTCTCGACATACAGCATGAAGGTATTGCTCAAGCAGTATCGCCATGCAGTTCGTGATGACGGAGCTATGAGCCGTAAGCGAGCTATGTTCGAGATCTCAACTGAGTCCCAAATGTCACTCAAGGATTGGATGTCTGAGAAAATTGATCAGCTCCATTTTGACGAGCTTGGAGTAGGCGCAGGCGCGACAGCTAACCCATCGAAGATCTTTTACAAGACTTCATCGGGCGTGTTGTCCACTGGAACTGCTGCTACAGCTAAGAGCGCATTGACGACTGCTGACGGTAAGCTAACGCTTAACATGCTTAGCTATCTCAAGACTTGGGCTCTCACTGGTGGTGCTCGGTCCTACATTCCAATTCGTCCGGTTAAGGTGGAGGGCAAGCCGTATTATGTCCTTCTTACCCACCCTGACGCTGTGTATGACCTTCGCGCTACATCTGAGTTTCAGCAAGCTATGCGAGAGGCAGAGGTTCGTGGCAAGGAGAATCCACTATTCACAGGTGC